GACAGCATTGCCGTCGCAAACGGCGCACACAGTAAGGCACGCGGCGCAATGGGCTGCTATCTGGTACTGACCGAGTACGATGATGACGGAAGCATGATCTGTGCCAAGATGTCCCAGGTTGATGGGAAAACCATCAAGGAAAACGTCTGGTACATCCTCGAAAACGGCGAGTTTGTAGAGGTTCAGCCGTGAACGGTAAAAATAAGCGCTGGCTTGAGCAGCGATGGGAAAAGCGCCAGCCAGAGCGCCTGAAGCACATTCAGGAAAAACGGAAAAGAAAGGAGAATCCGCATGGAGCAGATGCAGAGGCAAAGGCCCCCGACGCCCGGAATCGGAATCCACGACTGTTGCGAGATTTTGAGGGCAAATCAGATTCCAAAGACTGAGCGAACGCTCACGAAAGAAATTCAGTCGGGAATGTATTCGTGGGCGATTCCGTCCGTTGGAACAAAGAGAGCAAATCCAATCATTTCCCGCGCACGGTTCATTGCGTGGATAAAGGATTTTTACATGCTGGAAGAGGTGATAACACCATGATTCGAGTTTATGCATTTTATACGGCTGGCGTCGCAGCGTTTGTGCTGGCCGTTATGGCCGGAGGCGGCATTGAGAACGCTGCAGGGCTGGTTTCACAGCTTGGTTACATTGCATTGAGCGTGATTCTGCTTGGTTCAGGTTTGTGCCTGTGGGCGCTTGGATTGACGCGAGAGCGGAAGATCAGAGCCGCAAGCAGGAAAGTACACAAGCCCAACGCCCGGCCCCAGAGGACGGAGGATGAACGATGGAGAGCGTGACCCACTACCATGTTTATGCCTACCACAAAAGCGGCGGGTACGAGGCCAAGCGCTTTGAGGGAGACGCCGTGACCGCATCGGCGCAGGCCATCCACTACGCGGACCAGATCGCCCACACCTGCGATTACGCCGATGTTCGGGACGCTGTAGGCAATTTAACTTACACCGTCCGCGATCCGAACGGAAAACTTGCAAAACAACAACGATAAAAGGAGACAAAAGCATGAAAACCATCAAAGTCAAAATCACATTCATCGAGCCCGTTCTGGGCACTTGGCCCGCCAATCCAACGTGGCCCGGGAGTTCATCGCCAGCAAGAGCCCGGATGCTTCCACCATTGAGGACGAAGTTGCGGCCCTTGGCGCAGATGCGGCCGCCGATAAGGCCATGACCGTCTTCCCCCGGGACGAGAACGGGCGGCCCGCATTCTGGGACTACCAGATCAAAGGTTTCTTCAAGGACGCCTGCTCGATGCTGGGCCGTATCGGCGGCAAGACCGAAACGGGAAAGAAGCGGGCTGTGAACGAGTCCGGCAAGCTGACCGCCTACAAGAAAGTCATTGACGGCCTGATCTTTGTGTCCCCCCGGATGATCCCCATTGACGTGAACGGCGCGATCGGCGATTGCCAGCGCCCGCTCCGTGCCCAGACCGCGCAGGGCGAGCGCGTGAGTCTCGTGAACTCCGAGGAGATCCCCGCAGGATCCGAGTGCATCATCGAAGTGACCTGCATGGATTACAACCACATGGCAGCCGTTCTGGAGTGGCTGGACTACGGCAAACTTCGCGGCATCGGCCAGTGGCGCAACAGCGGCAAGGGCCGCTTTACTTACCAAATCCTGAGCTGACCGCAGCGGCATGGCATTGATGGCCCTGATTCGCGGAGAAACGGCATGGTTCGTATGGCACCGCACCGCGGCGGCGTAGCAAGGCGTGGAATTGCGCCGGAAAAGTTCCGCATTGCATTGAGTTGCAAAGACAGAGCAATGCGAAGAAACGCCCAGCAACGGCAAAGCTTGGCATCGACATGCTTAGCAACGGCAAAGCACAGCGAAAATAGCATAGAAACGTTCGGAGCAGTGTACAGCAAAGGCTATGGTTGGCAGTGAAATCCAGTGCTACGGCAGCGCAAGGATCTGCTACGCTGAGGCATGGCGATGCGAGGAAATGCAAAGGAGTGGCTATGAGGTGAACTGCTGTGCAGTGGCAGCGCATCGCAGCCCACCGCAACGCAGCGGCACTGAGAAGCACAGACAGGCAAGGCAAAGGCAAAGCATGGAGACGCTTGGCAGCGGCATGGCACAGCACCGAGAAGCAACGGCAAAGCAAAGTGATTTTTACGAAAGGAGATAAAAAATGGTTTTGGATGAAACGAAACAGCGTTGTCTTAACTACGCGGCAACCGTCCCGGAATGGACGCTCACGGAGCAGCTGAAGGCTGTCAGGGCGTTGTCTGCTTGCGCCAGCAAGCTCACGGACATCGTGCAGGCGCTTACTGCCGGGATGATCTATGATCGCTACGAGCACCCGTACGACAGAGATGGAGACCGCCCGGACTACTCCAGACAGCTCAGAGAAGCCGGATACTTTATTGGCAAGTCCGTCTATGCGTTGGAGGTGCTGGCTTCTGAGAATCCGTTTTCGTATGTGAGCGACCCGTCCATGAACGCGGAAGCGTCGTATAGAACAGAGCACGCGCTTTTAGAGGAACGTTGTCAGAAGCACGGAATGGAGGAGGTGGCATGTCATCATGGATAAAATGACCATTTACGAGCAGTGCCGGGAAGTGCCCAAAGAAGCCCAAAAGGCTATTGCGGCGGGTCGGTTGAAAGGCAAGACCGACATTAACCCCATGTGGCGCATCAAGAAACTGACAGAGCTTTTTGGTCCAGCGGGCATCGGATGGAAGTTTGACCCGCCTGTTTTCGAGGAAAAACAAGGAGCAAAGGGCGAGGTCATGGTGCACTGCTTCACCTGCTTGTATATTCGGCAGGACGTTGAGCAAGCGTGGAGCGCCCCCATCCCGGGCATTGGTGGTTCTACGCTTATCACGATGGAGCGGGACGGCCTGCGCACGGATGACGACGCCTATAAAAAGGCCTACACGGACGCTCAGAGCGTGGCCTGCAAGGCTTTGGGCATCGGTGCAGATGTGTACTGGAACGCCGATAAAACCAAATATGATCCACTTCCCGCCGCTCCTGCACCAGTTTGTTCCTGCTGCGGGAAGAAGATCACCGGCTTTACATATCAGGGCAGCAAAGTTAGTGCAGAGCAGGCAGCCGAGCGCAGTCAAAAGAAATACGGGCGTATCCTTTGCGTAGAGTGCGCCAAAAAGCAGCCGAAAGAAGACGGAGGTTTAACCCATGCTTAACGTTGTGGCATTGATGGGCCGTTTGGTGGCCGACCCGGAGCTGAAGACCACCCAGAGCGGGAACAGCGTGTGCACGTTCCGCGTCGCCGTTGACCGCGGCTATACCGCAAAGGACGAGGAACGAAAGGCGGATTTCTTCACGATCACCGCTTGGCGGCAGACGGCGGAGTTCATCTGCAAGTATTTCCAGAAAGGCAGCCTGATTGCCATTGAGGGCAGCTTGCAGACCCGCCAGTATCAGGACAAGAGCGGCAACAACCGCAAGGCTACCGAGGTTTTGGCCTCTCGTGTCAGCTTTGCGGGTTCCAAGGCTTCTAATGGGGCCTCTGTACGGAGTTCTGGCCAACAGACGGAAAACTATGCACAGAATGCAAACGTCTCTCAGAACGCACCGCAGACGGATTCTGGCTCAGATGACTTTTCTGTGATCGATGACGGCGATGATCTCCCGTTCTAAATTTTGTAGCTGTGCTATCTGGCTATACGGGCGTGCAAGGGAGGTGAAAACGCATTGGCTACAGGAAAACGATACTACTGGATCAAGCTGAAAGAAACGTTCATGACGTCTGACACCGTTGATTTTCTGATGGGCCAGCCGAATGGCGCACAGTATGTGGTGCTTTACCAGATGCTCTGCCTGATGACGGCAAACACAAACGGCAAGCTGTCCAGGCAAATCGGAGATGTCATCATTCCGTATGACCCGGAAAAGATTCAGCGCGATACAAAGTGGTTTTCCGTGGACACTGTCCGCGTTGCACTCGGGCTTTATGCAAAACTTGGCCTTGTTTACCAGGACCAGGACGGTACATTGGTGCTGACGAACCACTCTGAGCTGGTCGGAAGTGAGACGGACTTTTCAGCACAAAAAAGACGGCAAAGGTCGAATCAACGTGAAATTCCTGTAGGAGACTATGGACAATGTCCACAGCATTGTCCACAAGATGTCCACGAAAATGTCCATACAGATATTAGATATAGAGATAAAGAGAGATATATAGGCTCACAAACGCCCTCTCCCCCTCCAAAATCAACCCGATTTCAGCCGCCGGACATGGAAAGCATCACGGAGTATTTCGCCCAAAAAGGCGGAACGAACGCCCAGGCGGAGCGGTTCCGTGATTTCTATGAGTCCAACGGTTGGAAAGTGGGTCGTAATCCAATGAAAAACTGGAAAGCAGCTGCATCTGGGTGGATTTCACGGGACAGGGACAAGGAAAAAACGACATCAAAGCAGCAGTATGAAGAAAAAACGTGGGAGGATTTGTAAGTGGAACTTGATATTCAACGCATCCTGCTGGGTGCGATTCTGATTGATGACAGGCTTGCCCCGTATGCCGGATTTGAGCGTTGAGCACTTCCGGCCGGAGCTGCAGGACACGTTTGCCGCAGTGCAGGGATTTTGGGAGGCAACCGGGAAGCTGGACGTTTTGCAGATCATTTCCAGGTATCCGATGCAAAAGGAAACGGTGCTGGCCTGCGTGCAGTTGTGTGAAAACGAATGCGTTCGCCTGACTTCTGACCGTGTGGAAGAGTGGACGCGGGCGATTCTGAAAAATGCGGCAAAAGACCGATTTCAGAAGCTTGCGATGCAGGCGGTCGATGCCTCTGTAAGCTATTCCGATTTGCCAGACCTTTACCAGAAGATGGGCGAAGCGCTGAATCTGAACACCGAAAAGAGCGATTTCAAGAGCGTTGGAGAGCTGCTCGATGATTACATCCGGGAACTCGATAAGAAACCGAAGTACATCCTCACGGGCCTTTCCAAGCTGGACGAAAACCTGCACCTTGTCCCCGGAAATTATTTCATCATCGGTGGACGCCCCAGCGCGGGCAAGACGGCGCTCAGCCTGCAGCTTGCTGCCGGAATGGCGAAGCAGGGAATCCGGGTGTGCTATTTCAGTCTGGAGACAGACCCGGCGACGCTGCAAGCCAGATTGATCGCAAACCAGCTCTATGCGCCGCTCTCGGCGGTAAAAAACAAAACGCTGTCCATGAATGAGCTTGACCACCTGGCGGAAATGAAGCGCTGGCCGCTGTTTATCCGCTCTGCGGCGGGGAAAAACGTCGCCTGGATGAAAGCCCAGGCACTGCGGATGAACGCCGAAATAATCTTTGTGGACTATCTGCAACTGATTCACGAGAAAAGCGGCAGTGACCGCTATACCGCAATCACAAGCATTTCCATTGCTTTGCATGAGCTGGCACAGACAACGGGCATACTTGTGGTGGCGCTGGCCCAGCTCAACCGAAACGCGGCACGGGCGGAGCCGTCCAACGCGGATTTGCGAGAATCCGGACAGATTGAACAGGATGCAGACGCGATCTTGCTTCTTTCTGCGGACGGAAGCACCTATTTCAGCTGCCTGAGCAAAAACAAAGAGGGCCGGGTAGGAAAGGTGAATCTTGATTTTGACAAGGTGACCCAGCGGTTTACCTGCATCGTCGGGGATGATTAAGAGGAGGCGAGAAAAATGGATGAAGTGAGGTTGATTAACGCAAATGCGCTTTGCCAGCATATCCAAGACTGGAAAACCAGATGCCAGGAGCTGCACAGGCACAGCGTCGGCATGTATCACATGATGATATACGAGGTGCTGTGCCAAGTGCTGGATGTCATTAACGATACGCCCACCATTGACACGGATAGCTTGCGACCGACGGCAAAGTGGATTATTGTGCGGCGCATGGCAGATGGTGCGGAGTGCAAGTGCGGGAGCTGCGGACGCAAAGAAATTTTTACAACATTCGACCGGCACACGGAACATGCTTATTGCTGCCGCTGCGGGTGCAAAATGAAAGCAGCGGTTGGAATCGAGGTGCGCGAAAAATGAAGATGACACCTTGCAAAGACTGCCCAGACCGGCACCCGATCTGCCACGGCACCTGCCCCAAGTACGCCGAGTACAAGCGTCAGCGCGGCGCAGAAGCCGCTTACACCCGAGAGATGCTGGACACAGGCAAGGTCTACCACTACGACCACGAGGACCGCCACCGGGAGCGGGGCCGCAAGAAGTACATGGGAGCGAACGGAGGAGCGGACAGATGAAAGTGCTTATTGCTTGCGAGGAATCGCAGGAAGTATGCAAAACCGCGCCGGGCATTGCAAAAGCTATGGCCGAATGGGGGTGAGCAGATGGATAAGGAACAGCTTGCTATCGCACGATTGCAGGACGCTGCACGGCTATCAGAGCATCGGTACAAGAAACCGCTCATGGTCACATACTCTGGCGGTAAGGATTCGCAGGTGCTTGTGGCTCTGGCTGAACGGGCAGGAATCAACTTCGAGGTGGTCAATAGCCATACTACCGCAGATGCGCCGGAGACGGTCTATTTCATCCGTGAGCAGTTCAAGGCGATGGAAGAGCGTGGAATCAAATGCTCCATTGTCATGCCACGATACAAGGACAAGCCTGTGTCTATGTGGACGCTGATTCCGCAAAAGCTGATGCCACCTACAAGACTTGTGCGGTATTGCTGTGCCGTTCTCAAAGAAAATACTGGTCGCGATAGATTTATCGCTACCGGCGTTCGCTGGGCTGAATCAACAAACAGAAAGAAAAACCGTGGAACGATGGAGTTTAGCCATCGTGACAAGGAAAAGCGCATCATTCTTATGGGCGACAACGATGAAAAGCGGCAACTGTTCGAGACCTGCAACCTCAAGGGCAAGATGACTGTCAATCCTATCGTGGACTGGTCTGACGATGATGTGTGGGACTACACGCACAGCGAAGACTTGCCTATCAATCCATTGTATTGCGAGGGGCAGAAGCGCGTTGGCTGCATCGGCTGTCCAATGGCTGGTAGGGGGGGCAGACAGCGTGAGTTTATGCGCTGGCCTGCCTACGAAAAAATGTACATCTCAGCGTTTGAGCGAATGCTTAATGTCAGAAAAGCAAAAGGCTTACCGTGCGACTGGCAGACCGGCATGGACGTTTTTCGCTGGTGGATGGAAGATGACAACATCAGCGGTCAGTTGAGTATGGAAGATTTGATGGAGGACGAGAAATGATGAAAAAATCATACACTGTTCTTCCTTGCCCAAAGTGCGGGAGTGGATTTCTTGCATGGGGAAAGAAAATCGAGTCAGTTAATCCGAAGCTCACAGTGCTGTCGGCCCCGGGGACTGAACTTTCTTGTTTGATGTGCGGACATTACGCACCAACACTCAAGAAGTGGAACAGCGAGGAACGGAAGAAATGCACTTGACCCTTTACGGCGACCCGCGCACCAAGAAAAACTCCGCCCGCATCCTCAAAAGCCGCTCTGGTGGGCGCTTTGTGGCCCCTAGCAAGGCTTACGTGGATTATGAGACGGACTGCCTGCGGCAAATCAAAATGCCGCACAGCCCCATCTCTGCCCGCGTGAACGTGAGGTGCGTATACTACATGAAAACCGCCCGCCGGGTCGATCTGGCAAATCTCATCGAGGCAACCACAGACATTCTGGTAAAAGCCCGCGTGCTGGAGGACGACAACAGCAAAATTGTTGCCGCCCACGATGGCAGCCGGGTGGAGCTTGATCGGAAACAGCCACGGGTGGAAATTGAGATTGAAGAAATGGAGAAAGAAAAATGAACCAAATTTTTCTTGTCATCGGCGCAACGCTTTGCTACGTCGGCGGATTCGGCATCACGATTTTTCTTTTGGGCGTCCTAACTGAACTGTGCATCGATATCTGGGACAGTAATTTTAGACGGATTTGTGTTCGATTCAAAATTAATCCGGGCGATGTTTCATACTTTGCCCAGAGTAAAAAAGAGATTGAAGCAGCACTTGAGAAGCAACGCATTCGGTGGCCGAACACGGACGATGCATCTTTCGGGTGGTGGAACTGCCCAGAATGCAACGCGCCGAACCGATACGCCAGCGAAAGCAAACCGGTTGCATATTGCCGCTGCTGCGGGCAAGCTGTCGATATGGATTACTACAGGAGGCATGCCAATGATTCGCACATGGACACCTGACACCGACACGCCAAAGCCGGACGGCGGCGCATTGTTGATTTGCTGGGTGATGTGCCGCGCATTGAACTTTTTGCCCGTCAACGTGTGCCTGGTTGGGATGCGTGGGGCGACGAAATCGAAGAAAAGGAGGACGAAAATGGCTGAATATCATGTTGGGTGTGGGCTATTCGGAAACATCTATGCCGGAACGATGATGAAGCAGCGGAAAGATGGATTGCAGTTATGGAGAAGCAAGTCTGATGTGACCGACGAAGCAGTTTCCGCTGTTCTGACTCATTTTATTACTGAAATGGGGAATTCAGACAAAACAAAGCTCGAAAAGGTGTGGGGCGTTATCGGAAACAGGAAGCTAAAAGTCACTTTTGAGATTTTCGCTAGAAAGGAGGAAAACAATGACCCGCACATGGACACCTGACACCGACACACCAAAGCCGGACGGCGGCGCTGACTACCAGACCGTCAAAGCATGGTTTCAGCAGTGCCGGGACGGTCAAAAGGCCGTTGATGCACAGCGTGCAAAAATTGCACAGATAAGGCTGCTTGCCAGCCATATCACGCCAAGCATGACGGGCATGCCGCTGGCACCGGGCAACGGGGACAAGGTTGGAGAGGGCGCCGCAAACATCGTGGATGAGCGGCGCAGGCTCCAGCGGATGGAAACCGACCTGTGCAATCTGCGCATGGAAGCCACCCGGCGGGCGTACTGCCTGTACGAGCTGCCGGAGTGCGCAAAGGCCATCTGCGATTATTACGTCAACGGCAAGACGCAAACGGTCATTGCGCAGGAATCTGGCTCTCTCGACCCGCGCGTCATTCGGAGCCGGATCAAGCGAGGGCTTATCACTCTAGCAGAAATCTGGGACAGTTTTGATAAAAACAAACAAAAATAAAACACGTTTTTATACATGCGGTGTCCTGTTAAAATCCTCATGGATAGGCTAAAATAATTACAAGCGATTCAGCGCTTTGAGCGCGACGCTTGCCACGCAGCCTCCGAAACGGTTCCACCCGGCGGGTTTTCATGCTTTCCCGTTCCTTCCCCGTTTCGTGGGCTGCTTCTATGCGAGATTCCGAAACGGCTCCGCTCAGAGCTGCGCAACTTTGAGCGCAGTGGGCAGGTTCGAGGCTTTCCTCTCCGCGCGGTTTGACTCCGCGATCTCGCTCCGTAACGCGGGGCAGCTGTACCCGCAACCGCCTGACGCATGGGGCCCATCACCCCACCGGCAACACCTCCTTTCTGGCTTTTTCTTCTCCATGTCACACGCATTTTTCCATAACAGCAGAGCCGGAATCCTAAGCGCGCCGTTCCTTGCGCGCCGGATGTGCGTCAACAAAGCCCCGAGACCGCAAACCCGGGGCTTTTTCAATGCCATGTGGCCGCCCGAGCGCAGTGTGGTGCGCGTGTCAGCTGAAATATTGCTGGCTGGTTCGAGTCCAAGGGCGGCGTTTTATATTCCCGTAGCTCAATCGGTAGAGCGTTGGTCTCCAAAACCAAAGGCTGCAGGCTCGGTCCCTGCCGGGAATGCCATTTGCGCACCCTAGAGGGTAGATGGGGCGGCGCAATAGCGGGGCGTCTGGCCGCGAAAGTTCCGGGTGCAGCGGTCCTCCGACATGGGGCCGCTTATTATATGCCGCTATAGCTCAATTGGCAGAGCGCCGCCCATTTAAGGCGGGACAACGTTGGTGACACCACGGGAACATCACTGCACAGCCAACCACTGCGCACATCCATTCCGTGGGTGCTGGTTCGAATCCAGCTGGCGGCTAGCGTGATTTTAGAGTGTCCACTGTGGACACTTTTGGAGAGGAGGCATACAAATGTTTGAGCGCTTGAAAGAATTGATTTGCGACATGGCAAAGTTTTTGACGCGTCTCGGCGCTGGCCTTATCCTCTCGGCCTTACCGATCAGCAACAAAGAAAGCCACTTTGTGCGCTATGCGCGGAGTTTCGGTTTCCGTGCAGACCACACAAAACGCGAGCCTCGGGCAGAGATCGGAGGCCGTGGCTGTATCCAAGGAGCACGGCCTGCTATCCGTGCGGATTAACCGCTGTTGATACAATGCAATTAAAAACCAGCTTTTTGCATGATGAGCTCCATGTAGCAAAGCTGGTTTTTCTTATGCCGCTTTAGCTCAGTCGGCCAGAGCATCCGGCTCATAACCGGACGTGTGCAGGTTCGAGCCCTGCAAGCGGCACATTCGATATTTTGACCGTTCGGATTTCCGGACGGTTTTTATTTTACACGGGAGGAGAATAACATGATTCAGAAAGAGCTGCTGAAATTACCGGTCGAAGATCTTGTTCCGTATGAGAACAACCCGCGCGTGATCTCCCCGGAAGCCGTGAACGCCTGTGCGGAAAGTATGCGCCAGTGCAGCGCACTTGACCCCATCGAGGTGGACGAAAACAATGTCATCCTCAGTGGTCACACCCGCCGCCTCGCTCTGATGCAGCTCCATGTGGACATGGCCGACGTGGTACGTTACACCGGCCTGACCGAAGAACAGAAACAGAAATACCGTATCCTCGCAAACAAGACCGGTGAAATGTCTGGGTGGGATTTCGGAAAACTCGAACAAGAACTGGCAGAAGTTGACTTTGGAGACTTTGACTTTGATTTTGACCTTCCTGCTGGTGACAGCAAAGGAACGCAGGTTGCTGAGGATGAGGCTCCAGAAGTTGACGAAGCCGCACCTCCAAAGGCAAAGCTGGGTGATATCTGGAAGTGCGGCAGGCATCGCGTTATGTGCGGGGACAGCACTAATGCAGAAAGCGTCAAAGCCCTTATAGGGGGGGCGCAGGCAGATATGTTGCTTACAGATCCACCTTACGGAGTGAGCTATGTCGGAAAAACGAGTGAAAATCTGCGAATTCAAAACGATTCGTTGGCCGAAGATGAATTCTTGGAGTTTCTGTCAAAAGCATTCGCTGCAGCTGATGGCGTGATGAGACCTGGTGCGGTGTTTTACATTTGGTACGCAGACAGCAAAGGACTTATTTTCCGACAGGCGTGCAAGCAGACGGGATGGGAGATTCGGGAGACGCTTATTTGGGTGAAGAACAGCATGGTGCTTGGACGGCAGGATTACCAGTGGAAGCATGAGCCTTGCCTGTATGGATGGAAAGATGGCGCAGGACATCTATGGACAAGTGACAGGAAACAGACAACGGTTCTTGATTTTGATAGACCGGTTAAGAGCGAGTTGCACCCAACCATGAAACCGGTTGCGCTTTTTGATTATCAAATCAAGAACAACACAGAAAACGGGAATATTGTCCTTGACCTGTTTGGAGGAAGCGGGACAACGTTGATCGCCTGCGAACAGAACGGAAGAACAGCTTATTTGATGGAGTATGATCCGAAGTACGTCGATGTCATTGTAAAGCGATGGGAAGACCTGACTGGAGAAAAGGCTGTTCTCGAAAAAGAGGTGAGCTAAGATTGGCCGCAAAGGTAAGTATGAGCAGTGGCTAGAGCCTGAAGGGCTAACGCTGCTTCGTGGGTGGGCTAGAGACGGCCTCAAAGACAAGCAGATTGCCGAAAATATAGGCTGCTCAGTATCGACCCTCTGCGAATGGAAAAACAAATTTCCCGAATTTTCGGAAGCACTAAAAAGAGGCAAAGACGTCGCGGACTACATCGTGGAGAATGAGCTGTTCGAAAGCTGCAAGACCCGCACCGTAACCGTCAAGAAGCCTTTCAAGCTGAAAACCGTCAAGGTGGACGGCAAAAAGCGACTGGAAGAAGAGCGCATTGAATATGCGGAAGAGCAGGTCGTTGTGCCGGCCAATGTGACGGCTCAGATATTCTGGTTGAAAAACCGGCGGCCTGAAAAGTGGGCAGGTGTGCCGGAAGAAAAGAGGGCAGAGGAGCATGACGACGATGGCCTGCTTGAGGCCCTGAGCGCTGCCGCAGACATCAGCCCGCCGGATGACGTGGAGATGCTCCCGGAGGAAGAGGACGACCATGCGGAAAAGTAACGGTTTTCGCTGGAAAGCCCTCAGCCAGCGGCAAAAGATGGTTCTTTGCTGGTGGACACCGCAGAGCGCATACAGCGGTTACAACGGCATCATTGCAGATGGCGCTATTCGTTCGGGCAAGACCTTTGCCATGAGCTTTTCTTTTGTCCAGTGGGCTATGACCTGCTACAGCGGCCAGCAGTTTGCCATGTGTGGCAAGACCATTGCCAGCTTCCGGCGCAACGTGCTGGGGACGCTCAAGCAGCAGCTTGCAGCCCGTGGCTACAACGTCAAGGAGCATCGGGCAGAAAACTGTATGACCGTCAGCAAGGGCGGCAGGACCAACGAGTTTTACTTTTTCGGAGGCAAGGACGAGAGCAGCCAGGATCTGATCCAGGGTATCACCCTTGCCGGGGCATTCTTCGACGAGGTGGCCCTGATGCCGCAGAGCTTCGTCAATCAGGCCACAGCCCGCTGCTCTGTCACCGGATCAAAGTTCTGGTTCAACTGCAACCCAGGCAGCCCGCAGCACTGGTTTTATCTCGAGTGGGTGCGGAAATGCCGTTCCCGCAGGATGATGTATCTCCATTTCACGATGGACGACAATCTTTCACTTGCCGAAGACATCAAGGCCAGATACCGCAGCCAGTACAGCGGCGTTTTCTATCAGCGCTACATTCTGGGCCTGTGGACGGTGGCTGAGGGCCTTGTATATGACATGTTCGACCGCAAGAAGCACGTTGTTGATGTGCTGCCGGAGCTGTCACCAAAGAGCGCCTATGTGGCGTGCGACTTTGGCACCCAGAACGCAACGGTTTTTTTGCTATTCCAGAAGCAGGCAGATGCAGACTGCTGGATCGTCACCCGGGAGTATTACTACAGCGGCCGGGAACAGAAGCGGCAAAAGACCGTGGGCGAGTACGTCACAGACCTCAAGGCGTGGCTGAATGGTCTCAAGCCGGAGAGGATCATTGTGGACCCCTCTGCCCTGCCCCTGATTACAGAGCTGCGCAAGAATGGCTTTACCCAGACCCCCGCAAACAACGACGTCCTGAGCGGCATTCTGGACGTGCAGACCATGCTGCAGACCGGGCGGCTGAAGATTTACAAAGACTGCAAGCACACGCTGGAAGAGTTCGGCGTGTACGCTTGGGATCCGGATAAAGACGACACCGTGCTAAAGGTCAACGACCACTGCATGGACGCTATCCGCTATTTTGTGCGCACAAAGCGCCTTGTGAAACTGAGGGATTGATTTTGAGCACTGTATACACATTCCAGACTTTCCAGCAGGCGCAAGCCGCCGGGGAACAGCCTGATTTCATCCGGCGGTTCGTGCAGCAGCACTGCGCTTCCAAGCCCTACAAGATGGCTCTGGACGCCGACCTGTACGATGCCCAGAAAAACCCGGGGGCTGAACGCTTCGCGCAGGCTTACGCTTTGATGCTGAAGCGTCTGTCCAAAAACACAAAGCAGGATGTCCTGCACCCCGATATGGTCAAGAGCAATCTTTTCCGGCGGCTCAACAAGCAGCGGGCGACCTACTCCCTCGGCAACGGCGTGGTCTTTGCGGACGATGGCGTGGACAAGGAAAGGCTGGGTCAGAACTTCGACGAGCAGATCCAGAAAGCCGGATATTTTGCCCTGATCCACGGCGAGAGCTTTGGCTTTTGGAATAACGACCACCTGGTTGTTTTCAAGCTGACCGAGTTTGCGCCCCTGTACGATGAAAAGACAGGCCTTTTGCAGGCAGGTGTACGCTTCTGGCGGCTGAACCCGGACACGGATATGCACTACATCCTGTACGAGCTGGACGGCTTTACCGAGTACACGGAAAGCAAAATCGGCAATGTGATGCAGGAGACAACGCCGAAGCAGGCATACAAGAGCGTGACCGTCACCACACCCGGCGGCGGGCTGGAAAGCGTGGAGGGCGAAAACTACAGCGCCCTGCCCATTGTGCCGCTGTGGGGTTCCGACATGCACCAGAGCACCCTTGTGGGGCTGAAAGCCTACATTGACAACACCGATCTGGTGATGTCCGGCTTCTGCAACGACTTGCAGGACTTTTCGCAGATCTACTGGCTGTGCGAGAACTTCAACGGCATGACCGATGACGAGCTGCAGGAGTTCCTCGTCAAGCTGAATTTGTACCACATTGCAGGCGCAGACACCAGCGAGGGCGGCAAGATCACCCCCTACACCAACGAGATCCCCGTGACGGCCCGGCAGGCTCTGCTGGAGCTGCTCCACACCCGGGTGTATGAGGACTTCGGCGGCCTGGACGTGCATTGCGTCAGCGCGGACAGCACCAACGACCATCTGGACGCGGCCTATGAGCCGCTGAACCAGAACGCAGACGACTTTGAGGCTCAGGTCAAGCCGTTCATCCGGCAGATCTGCGCACTGGCTGGCTTTGACAACGCTATGCCGACATTCAACCGCAGCAAGATCACCAACACAGCTGAGCAGGTCAGCATGGTGATTTCCGAGGCCGCCATCATCGGGCAGGACATGGCCATTGATCTGCTGCCCAACCTGACCCCGGAACAAAAGGAGCAGGCCAAGGCCGCGCTGATGGCTGAGAGCGCAACACGGGAGACCGTGGACGAGGGGGAGGGAGACGGTGATGAAACGTGATTTCTGACCGTGACCGCATCTCTACACGTCAACTGAACCGCCTGCGCCGCCGTATCCTCCGGGTGTACGGCACTGCCCGCCGGGAGATGCAGGAGCAGCTCACCGAGTTTCTTGCAAAGTACAAAGCGCTGGACGAACGCAAGCGGGCGCAGCTGGATGCAGGCGAGATCACAGAGGACGACTACCGCATTTGGCTGCAAAATCAGGTCTTTCAGTCCGATTTGATGCGCCAGAAGCTGGACGGCATCACACAGACCTGCACCACAGCCCAAGAGACGGCCTACAAGCTGGCCCGGGACGAGCAATACAATATCTTTTCCTTTGGCGCAAACTGGGCTTTCTACGAGCTGGAACAGGCCGCAGGTGTGACGTTCGGGCTGACCCTGTACAACACAGAGGCGGTCAAGCTCCTGCTGAAGAAGAACCCCCGCATGGTGCCCAACAAGCGCATCAAGAGCGAGAGCAACCGCACCTATGATGCCCGTGTGTTTAACCGCTACGTCATGCAGGGCATCGTGCAGGGCAAGAGCGTCCACGACATCGCCGTGCAGGCCGTCAACGGCATGGCTGATACAGAGATCCACTGGGCCATGAACAACGCCATCACGGCCCTTACCAGCGCCCAGAACGCCGGGGCTTTGCAGCAGATGCACAACGCTCAGGCTTTGGGCATCGAGGTTAAAAAGTGCTGGAACTCCACCCACGACTACCGCACCCGTGAGATGCACCGCCTGCTTGACCAGCAGACAGCAGAGCTTGACGAGCCTTTCAAGGTCATGGGTTACGAGATTCAGCGCCCCGGCGACCCCAACGCAGCGCCGGAGATGGTTTATCACTGCCGCTGTGTGCTGTCCTCTGCGCTGGGCAAGTATCCCCGGCAGAACGCCATGCAGCGGGACAATGTGACCAAAGAAGTCACCCCCGTCATGGATTACACCGAGTGGTATAAATCCAAGGGTGGCAAAGAAAAAGAGCAAATGTGGTGGGCGGAGGAACGCAAGAGAAAGAATGGATGAGCCGTGAACTTTAACTACGACATCAAATTTACCGACAACACCCCGCGGCTGCTTGAGACTCTGGACTCATGGGCGGAGCGGGTGCTGACCATCTGGGGCATGAAGGTGCAGGACTACGCCCAGCTGCTTGTGCCTACCGGCACAGCAGACAGCACGGGCATTGAGGGCTATGTGGGCGGTGCGCTCAAGCAGAGCCTGACCTATGCCGTAGACCTTACCAAAAAGGCCGTGACTATCGGCAGCAACCTGTTTTACAGCGTGTATGTGGAGCTGGGCACGGGCATCTTTGCCGAGAAAGGCAACGGACGCAAAACGCCGTGGGTCTGGAAAGACTTCAACGGCAAATGGCACTTTACCCGGGGTATGGCCCCTCGCCCGTTCCTGCGCCCGGCGGTGGAAGATCACATTGACGAGCTGCGAGAGGTCGCGGTGGAAGAAGGAAACAAGGAGGCTTAAAAAGGTGGATAAAAAGCATGGATAACATTGTTTATACCGCTACGGTTGAGGGATGTACGTTTGAAGACCTCAAAAAACTTCAAGAAATGTTTGAACAGAACAGCAACCCACGCGTTGACCTTTCTCCATATTACCAGCAGGAGACAAAAGAACGGATTCTTTATGTTGAAATGCAGAAAGCAAGAGAACATCTTCAGGAACTTTGTGATAATGCGTATGGAAAAGGAAATCGCGTTATTATGGTAGATTCTCAGAAATCAATTTAATACCCAGCGGTTGGCGCACAGCGTCAGCCGCTTTTTTATGCCGCTTTCGCACAACTGGCAGTGCTCCCGGCTCATAACCGGGTAGTTGCAGGTTCGACCCCTGCAAGCGGCACCACACCGGCAGCACGTCCGGCAAATAACCTATTGCCAAGCATGGCAGCCCGAGCAAGGGCAGAAAGGACTATCACATGGCACTCAAAAGAGCTGACATCCGCACGATTCTGGAGAACCCCGAAACCTCCAACGATGACAAGGCCAAGGCCATTCTGGACGCCCTGCACAAGGAGACGGACGAACTCAAAGACCAGCTGGATGCAGAAAAAACAGCCCGCACACAGGCCGAGAAAGACCGCGATGCAGCCAACAGCGGCAAGCAGGCCGCTGAAAAGGCGCTGACCGACTACAAGGCCCAGCAGACCCAGAAAGACACCCACGCAGCCAAGGAAGCCAAGTTCCGGGAGCTGCTGAAGTCCGCCGGGGTGCTGGACAAGTATGCTGATCGGGTCGTGCGGCTGTCTGGCGAGGATATCGACAAGCTGGAGCTGGACGATAAGGGCGAGGTCAAGGACGCCAAGAAGCACGCTGACAGCCTGAAAGCTGATTGGAGCGACTTCGTAGGCACTACGACCACCACCGGCGCAAAGGTGGACACCCCGCCCACCAACACCGGCTCCAAAATGACCAAAGACCAAATTTTTGCAATCAAGGACGCTGGCGAACGCCAGGCCGCGATTGCTGCAAATGCCGACCTTTTCACGGGCGGCGGAAAGGACTAACACATGGCAGCAAAGACCAATCTGATCACCACTACCGAGATCACCGTCAACCCTCGGGAAATCGACTTTGTGACACGCTTCCAGCGCAACTGGGAGCACCTGCGGGAGATCATGGGCATCATGCGTCCCATCCGGATGCAGCCCGGCACCGTGCTGAAGAGCAAGTACGCCCAGGGCACCCTGCAGAGCGGCACCGTGGCAGAGGGCGAGGAGATCCCCTACAGCCAGTACACCGTCAAAGAGAAAGACTACGGCAAGATCACAATCGAAAAGTACGCCAAGGCCGTCTCCCTGGAGGCAATCCAGAACTATGGCTATGATGTGGCCGTGCAGAAGACCGATGACGAGTTCCTGTTCGACCTGACCGCAAAGGTCACGGACAAGTTCTACAAGTACCTGAACACAGGCAGCCTGAAAGGCACCCCCAAGACCTTCCAGATGGCTCTGGCGATGGCCAAGGGCAGCGTGGAGAATAAATTCAAGAATATGCACCGCACCGTCACCGGCGTTGTGGGCTTTGCCAACGTCCTGGACGTGGCGGAGTACCTGGGCACCGCCCCGATCACCATTCAGAACCAGTTCGGCTTCCAGTACATCAAGGATTTCATGGGCTACAACACCATCTTCCTGCTGTCTGACGGCGAGATCGCAAAGGGCAAGGTCATTGCCACCCCCGTTGACAACATCGTGATGTACTACGTTGACCCCTCCGACAGCGACTACGCCAAGGCTGGGCTGGTGTACACCACCGCGGGCGAGGCCAGCAACCTGATTGGCTTCCACACTCAGGGCAACTACACCACCGCCGTCTCTGAGAGCTTCGCCATCACCGGCGTGACCCTGTTTGCCGAGTACCTGGACGGCATCTCTGTCCAGACCATTACCCCGGGTGAATCGGTCTAACCTGCAAGGGGGTGACTTTGCATGACCGTCCCTGAGCTGTGCGCACTGACGCACAATTTTTTTGACCGGGCAGATGACCCCGTTGCCGGGGAGTTTGCCTTTGAGCCGGATACCGTGCCCGCCGGGGTAGTCCCGGGGCAGTATTTCCTCGTGTGCGGATCCATCTTCAACGATGGCGTACACAAAGCCGGGGACGGTGATCTGACCGCCGAGACTTTCACCGGGACGGTGCAGCCCATGCGCGTGCCGCCTGATTTTGTGGCGTTGGCTGAAAAAATCGACGCATACGACAAGGCGCTCCCGTCCGGCGGCGTGTATGTGTCCCAGTCCTTTGCCGGGTGGTCCGGCACGATGGCTACAGGCGCGGACGGGCTGCCCGCCGACGGCAAAACCCGCTATAAATCCGAGATCAATCAGTGGAGGAAGATGTGACATGGTCAATTCGTTCACTGCATCCACCGTGATGCAGAGCTTTACCCAAAAATACCGTTTTCAGACCCGCAGCTATGAGCCGGACGGCGTGGGCGGCTTTGTGTCCGGCTGGCAGGACGGCCCCGAGTTTGAGGCCGTGGAGCGCCACGACACCACCGTGGAAGCTCAGGTGGCGGAGCAGGCTGACACCGCCTCCACCTATACCCTGCTGGTCAACACGGGTGTGCCGCTGGCTTTCCCGGACTACATCAAGCGGGTAAGCGACGGGCAGACCTTTCAGATCACAAGCACAGCGGACGAAACCAAGTCCCCGCCGGAATCCGGCATGGGGCTGCGGGCCGTCAAGTGCAAAAAGGCGGTGCTGCCGTAATGGGGGCCGCTGAGAGCATCAACCGGGTGCTGAACACGTTCTTCAACGGGTTCGGCATCCCAGGCTATCTGGAAGATAACATCCCGCCCGCCGCTTCACTGCCCTACCTGACCTACAAGCCCGCTGTCCCCGGCGGTTGGAACGAGGAAGCGTCGTTTCATGGCCGCTTGTGGTACCCCAGCAGCGCAGGGCGTTTACCCATTTTACAGACCGAAGACAAAATCAGCGCAGCCCTTGCAGGCAGTTTGACCGTGCCGTGCGAGGGCGGCGCTATTCTTTTGCGCAAAGGCACCCCGTGGGCCCAACCGATGGACAACCCGCCCGATGGCTATTTGTGCGAGTACCTGAATTTTGAGATCACGCAGCTATGCGAGTAAGGAGAATTATGGGAAGAAAATTTACCAAAATTTCCGCAGAAGCATTCAAGTCCATGCAGATCAACGCGGGCCTTGTGCTGAACAAGTTCGACACTGAGGGCCAGACCGCCGTCGCTGATGCAGACATCATCTGCGCAACCACTGGCGGCATCACCGCCACCTGCACCCCAAACATCACCGACCTGGGCGAAGATGTGGACAACTGCCAGAAGAACACCGTGGAGCTCATGGAAATTGAGGACTACGACTGCACGCTGGCCTTCACCGCGCTGAATACCTCCGCCGAGGTCATCCGCATGGCGCTGGGCGCAGCGGACGTGGCCGGAGGCAAGGTTACGCCCCGCATGACGTTCAAAACCGACAAGACCACGGGCGACTTCAAAACCATCTGGTTTGTGGGCGACCTCATCGGCGGCGGTTATGTGGCTGTTCGGCTGGATAACGCAATCAGCACGGGCGGCCTGTCCCTCAAGACAACTGACAAGGGCAAGGGCAATGTTTCCGTCACCCTGACGGGATGTGTCCGCATGGGCGACGAGACCGTCCCCATGGAGTTCTTTGTAAGCGAAGACGCGGCAGCATAAGGAGTGGAATGATGAAAACTCTCAACCAGATGGACGAAACGGAATTTCTGCGCCACTGCTACATGATCGCGGACAAGGTGGCTGCCCTGCTGACCGAGACGCAGGTGATGGAGCTGCGCAAAGTCGGCCCCATCCTCACGGGCAGTGAAACCCCCGATGAGCTCAAGGCCAAGAAAGAAGCCCAGAGCCGCAAAAACATCAAGGCAATGGCAAAAAAGCTGCTGTTCGACAACGCTCAGAACACCGCGGAGCTGCTGCCTTTGCTGTATGAGCTGGAAACGGACAAGGACGGCAACCCTGAAAAGATGACTCCTTTCAAAACCCTGCGCGTCATCACGGAGACCATCAACGACCGGGATGTGCTGGATTTTTTATCCTCGTTGGTGAGGTTGGCTCAGACCGATATCGGCGGCTGATCTCATCCATCCGGCTGGATATGCTGAAAGCCATTGGCAAGCCCTACATTGCCCAGCATTGCGTCAATGCGATGCAGCAGGAAGCTTACGAGAAGAGCTACCGCGCCTACATCACGGACGCTCTGGCTGGCCTTGTGGGCATGGAGTGTCGGTGGGTGGACACCCTACCCGACTTTAATACTCCCGCCCGGCCCCAGCAGAGCGCAGAGGAAATCAAGGCCCGCATTCTGGCCGGGCTGAACGGAGGTGATACGCCCTGAAACTTTTTGAATTGATGGCCACTCTTGGGCTGGACACGTCCGCGTATGAGCGGGGCATCAACAACGTCCAGAGCGAGACCAAAAAGACCGTGACGGCGCTTTCCAACGAGTACAGCAAGGCCGCAAAAAGCGTGCTGGAACTGACAAAGCAGTATAACGAATCTGCCGCTAAGACGGGCAAGACCTCAGATCAAACAAAAGAGCTCAAAGCGCAGCTTGCTGCTGCGGAAGCACAGCTCAAAGCTACTGCCTCTGCCCTGAAATCCGCAAACAACGGCATGGAGAGCTTTGCCAACTCCACGGATAAGGCATCCGGTAAGTCTCTGGCCGGTGCTATTGCACAAGGCACGGTCATGGCGGGCGTTTTCTCGAAGCTTTACTCCGCTGCACTCAGTGCCGCAGAGGGGCTCATCTCTTCCGGCATCGAGTACAACGCCCAAATCGAGAGTTACCGCGTGGGCCTGACCAATATGCTGGGCGATGCAGAAGCGGCCAATGCGGCCATGCAAGCCATTCAGGAAGATGCAGCACGCACCCCGTTCAGTGTGGATTCGCTGACGCAGGCAAACCAACTGCTGATCAGCGCTGGCGAAAATGCGGAATACTCTCGCAAGGTCATCATGGCGCTGGGCGATGCTGTTTCCGCCACAGGCGGAGGCAACACGGAGCTTTCCCGCATGGCAGCCAATCTGCAGCAGATCGCCAATGTGGGCAAAGCGTCCGCAATCGACGTCAAACAGTTTGCCTATGCTGGCATCAACGTTTATCAGGTGCTGGCTGACTACACCGGCAAATCGGTGCAGGAAGTCCAGAGCATGACCATCAGCTATGACCTGCTCTCTGAGGCCCTTATCGCTGCCAGCGAAGAGGGCGGGCGCTATTACAACGCCATGGACACCCAGAGCCAGACCATGAATGGCCGCGTTTCCACCCTGAAAGACAACGTGAGTCAGCTGGCCGGGCTCATGACGGGCGACCTCAGCAGCGGAATTGGTGTGGTAATCTCCGACCTCAACGATATGACCGTTGCGGCTATTGATGCATACAAAACCGATGGTTGGGCAGGTCTTGGAAACGCAATTCTGGATTTGGATAACCCCATCAGTGCAACGATCAAAAAATTTGGCGAGCTTGGAAATGCCGCTGTCAGCGCTTTAGACCGTGCAAGCTTTGCATTGAACAAGCTTTTAGGGAAAAACGCCTATTCCGGGTATGAAAACAACGATGAGGGCTATGCAAAATACGTTGCGGATAAAACCAGCCAAAATAACTATAACCGCCGACGGCAGGATGCTAAAAACGGAAAGGGTATCTACAACGAAAGCTGGACGGAACGGCAGGCAAAGGCGGCTGCAGCCGCCGGGAACGGTGGGAGCAGCATTACCACCTCGGGTGGCGGCGGCAAAGGCGGCGGCAAAGGCGGCGGAACAAGCAAAAGCTCTACAGCCAAAGCGGCTGCTGACACCAAAAAGCTGGCAGATACCGTCACCGAAACGTCGAAGCAGATCCTCGCCGGAACGGGCAACATCGTGGGTAACATTCAGCGCGTGGTGGAGACTGCCGACAATACCTACAACGTCTTCGACGGCACCACCAAAAAGCTCAAGGGCACCACAAAGGAGACCGTGGAGACAATCACGGACTCTTGGAAAGAAGTGGTGGACGGCACGGAGAAGACCATCAAATCGGTCACAAAGAAAGTGACCGATGCGGCCGGAAACGTGACCACGACCACGCAAAAGACCTGTGACGATGTGGTTTTGTCCGTGACAGAGCTGCAAAGCCGCATTGACCAGAACCTCAGCAATGCGCAGAAGCAGTGGTCAAACGGCATCTTTGGCCGCCTGCAAAATATGCTGACCAATGCCAAAAACGGCAATTGGTCTGGGCTGGCTACAGACATTGCAAAACTTATTTGGGGTGAAGTCACGCAGGACCAGCGAAATATTATCTCCAAATGGCTGGTGGACTCCCTAACGGCCATCAACGATAGCTACTCCGGCGGCGGGCTGAAAGCTGCTTTTGAGCAACTGCAAAACCTCTTTACCAGCGGAATTGCAGCAGATGCTACCGAAGCAAAGACCGCGGTGCAGAGCTTTGGCGAGATTCTGGACGGCCTGGGTAACTCCGGCGGCGTTGGCGCAAAGCTGGCTGGCATCGCCACGAGCTTTTCCAGCATGTCCGGCAACGTGATCTCCAGTCTTGGCGGCATCGTGTCCTTTATCACTTCCAACCCGATTCTGGCGGCGATTCTGGGCCTTACCGCTTTGGCTGGCGGCATTGGGCTTGCTGCACTCTCCAAAAAGAGCAAGGGCAGCGACAGCGTGACGGGCGGAAACCCTGACAGCCCGTTCTCCAAAACGCCCATCTATGACAGTCTGGCGGAGTTCTCTGCCCGTGCGGACTCTCTGAGCCGCTACAGCACGGCCACTGTGTCGCCGTTCAGCGGCCAGCAGGACAGCACCGGAAAGCAGCAGCTTAGTGTGCTTCAGCGCATTTCCAATTCTCTGGACGAGCACCTCCCTGCCATCGGCACCGGGCAAGTCGTCTTTGATACCGGGGCCGTGGCGGGTGCTTTGCGCCCGGCGCTGGTAGACGGCATTGACCGGGATTTGGGCACACGTGCCACACGGAAAGCGAGGGGCGGCTAAATGGCAGCACTACAAGGCGTACAGCTGGGCGACTACCACACCCTCAAAGACTGGGGGCTTTATCTCGTAGTGGGCGGAACCACCGTGGGTGAAGCCGAGGTGGACGAGCACCTGGTAAAAGTCCCGGGCGGTGACAGACTGCTCAATCTGACCAAAGCACTGGATGGCAAAGTGCACTACACCCAGCGAAAAATCACCATCACCCTCAAGTGCGTAAAACCGAAAAAATACTGGCCCAATGTGCAGCGCACCCTCGAAAATGCGCTGCAAGGCCAGTGGCTGCGGTGCATCTTTGATGATGACCCGTCTTGGTACTGGGAGGGCCTTTGGAAAGTGGCCCCGCAGAGCCATGACCGATGGGAGAACGTTTTTGTTATCACAGGCACCTGCAACCCGCACAAGATCAGCCTAACCGCAGAAGCGGGGGCAGACTGGCTGTGGGATCCGTTCAATTTCGAGACAGATACCATCTATACCACCCCAACGAAAGTGAAAAGCTTATGAGCTATAAAGTCTATGCCGGGACTCAGACGGCAATCGATACATGGAGCAAAAAGGTCTGTATCTATGACCCGGGTGCCGAGGATAACACCAAAATCCTGCTGGATCCGGTGCTCACGCGGGAAGACAGCAAAGCGGGCAGCTTTGAGGCTACCGTGCCGCTGGGCAATATCGCCCACTCTGCTTTGCAGAAACTGAAAGCCATCGTGGAAGTGGAGCAGGACGGCGAAACGCTCTGGCAGGGGCGCGTCATGAGCCACGACATGGACTTTTATCTCAATCAGAAAATCTACTGTGAGGGAGAGCTGGCGTACCTCAACGACAGCTCCATGGCCCCGTACAAGTACGAGTGGATCACCATTTCCGAGTTTCTTGGCAAAGTGCTGGACAACCACAACGGCCAGACGGAGGGCTACAAAGCCTTTTACCGTGGCACCGTGGACGCGGGCAGCTATCAGCAGGTGCTTTATGCTACAGGCTGCACCGTCCAGAGCCACAAAGACGAGGACGATGACGGCAATGTAGACCGCTGGTATACCTACCACGATCAGAGCGGCAGAATACTGGCTTCGATCGATGCTAACTCGTCCAGCTTCTTGGATGATAACCCATCCAGCTGGAAAGTGGGCTCCACCCACTACGTCGGCGGCAAGGATTATGTATGGGGCCAAGCTCAGGATGCCGCAACGGCTATTACAAAGACGTCCGACACTCTGTATACCGTCAGCACGGGCGTCGTGTACAGTGAGAGATCACAAAAAACCTATGTGGCCAATATCAAAGTGGTCACGTCCGGCAGCACAAAGCGGGCCATGTTTGAGCCCACCGACACCGAAAGCGACACCTATACCGTCTCTGTGGCGGATGACGGCAGCGTGACCGTGACCATCAAAAACTTTGTAACCGGGGAAACGACCACCACCACCGGCGTGGGCTATGTGCTGAAAAAAGAGTACAACCTGTATACCTTTGGCGACGGCAAAAACTTTGGCATTACCTGGGATATCCTGCAGTCTGAGCTCACGGACACCTACGGCGGGCACTTTATCGTGCGGAGAGAGAAGCGAAAGCTTGTCAATACCACCATCACCCTGCGGTATCTGGATTATGTGTCCAACATCACCGAAAAGACCGGGCAAAAAATCGAGTTTGGCGAGAATCTTCTGGATCTGGACAGCTATGTCAAGGCAGAAAACATCGTCACCCGCGTCATCGCGGTGGGCTACAGTACAAGCGGCTTCTGGGTGTGGAAGAAAACCAAGACCCTCACGGCCACGGCCAACGACTACGGCGCCCAGAAGTACTATGGCCTCATCACCCGGGTCATCGTGATCGAGGGCACATCCTCTACCACAGAGACCCTTTTGAAAGCGGCTCAGAAAGAGCTTGCAAAAAATCTGCGGTATCTGGATGGCATGACCATCTCTGCCGTAGACCTGAAAGACGCGGGAGTGGATACCGAGCGCCTGCAGTTTATGAAGAATGCGGACATCATCTCCGAGCCCCACGGCGTGCACACGTCTCTGACCTGCACCAAGCTTGTGGAGCCGCTGGATAAGCCGGACGAGAAGAAATTTACCTTTGGAATTGACTTCTCTTCCATCTCTGACCTGCAGGCCCTCAGCGCCCGCAAAGCCACCACCGCTTTTGATAGGGCACACTCCGCCGTCATGAGCTTTAACGACTCTACTCCCGCCAGCTTGATCCTGGACGAAGAGGAAGATTTGAAGTAAGGAGAAAATTTATGGCTACGAATCTTACTGACATCATCAAAAAAGTACGCACCGCCTTGCGAGGTGAAGAGGTGCGCGGCAGCATCGCCGACGGGCTGGAGTATTGTGGGCAGATTTCCGAGAATGCCAAAGCGGATATGGAGGCGAGCGCCGCAGCCACTAAAGAGCAGCTGTCTAAAGACATCGACGCCAAAGCCGCAGAGACACTCAAGAGCATCCCGGAGAGTTATACGGAGCTTGATGGGAGTGTGAAGCAGCTACAGGAAGATTTAAATTCTGTTATTACAAATACTGCCGCTTTTCTTGTAAATGATACCGGAACTACTCATGGCTATAAACGATATAATGTAAAATTATTAAGTGGGGAGTCTTATCTTGTAATTTTCGAGTCACCATCTTCTAAATTCTATACAATCTTTGTAGGAACAGAAAGTAATGCGTCAGATATTTTTACGCAGAATAACAAAAATGCAATTATTGAATATTCTCCTGACATCAATAAGGATTATATTGGCTTTAATATTTTCGGTACAGAAGATGCAAAATATAATTTTAAAGTGCTGCATATTGGTAAAGGCTCAGCAGTGCTTGATTTAACGAATTATTTCATTCAGCAGTCAACAGCCGAGGTGAACGCAAATTATGTAATTAAAGCAAATGGACTAATTCTTATTTCAACACCGGACGGAATACAAACAGCTTTTGTAACAACTGACACGAAATATTTCTCGCATCCTTTTAGTGCATTTATAAATGCAAATAACTATACAGATATTATCTTCAAAATAGACGATAATACTGGAGTAACACCTTTTCCAATGGAAGAAAATCAAGAATTACTAAATAAAATCAAAATAATTTTTATCAATAAGTCAATTACGGACAGGTATGACATATCATTAAGCGCAAGTGATTCTAAAGAATGTGCAAAAAGAAAAAGTGACATTGTTCTTGACGGGGAAAACGATACAGATGTATTAACATCGTTAATGAGTTGCATTGATGGGATAAATATCTTTTTATACAATGGAACTTATAATGTAAATAAATACTGGACATACAACAATAATTGCAGATGTTCGATTGCATCATGGGTTTTGCCTGCAAATAAAAAGAAAAGAAGCGTGGTTTTACACGGAGAAACGATGTCTTGTCCAACTTCTGAGGATGGAGTTTTTTTCAAAGTGTCTCAAGAACTGCACGACGTTTGGGATAACACAAAAAACAATATTTTACTTGGTATTCCGTACAAAGTAGGAGAGTATGAATTATCTCGTTATCAAATACAGATTGAAAATATAAATATAATGGGAATCAAGTATGATAAACCTATAACTTATGTTGATTATTTTTTGGCGGATTCTGTTGCATTAAAAAGTGTAAATATTCGTTCATGGAATAAATACCCAACAGAATATAACGCGTTTGATGATACACCTAATCTTGAATGTGTTGGTATTCGTTGTGGACATAGCAGTAATTTCGGAATACAAAATTATGTGAAAAACAGTAACATATGGTATTGTGGAAAAGGTGTTGTGAATAACGGAGAACATTATATCATTGAAGATGTAAAAGTACATCATTGCTATATTGGATGGGTATTTGGAGATAGACCAGACCACGGAAATATGGAACATCCAAACATTCTTTTAGGGTGTTCAACAGAAGCATGTTATCAGCTTGGATGGCTTACAAAGAATGGTATTACAACAGATATATCTTTTGATGAAGCTCATGCCGAAAACGATTTTATTAGAAGAAGCACGTTAATAATAATCGGTATGTCAGTAGAAAATCAATGGCAAATTCCTATAAATGAAATTATAGATGCAAAAACAGCAGATACGCTTCCGTTTTGGGAAATTGTTCATAAAGCGTATCGAGGACGAATTGAAATTGATTTGTATGGTCGGAATCCATTCACAGTTCCAAAGTCTGATATAAATTCGCATATGGAATGGATAAGCTATCCGAATGAGAACTAGTTAACTAAAGAGGGCTTTATCTTACCAAAACCCGAAAGGACGTGACCACATGAATCTCCTGACTTTCCTCTCCGACCTCTTCGCCGCCCTTGCCCACGCAAAGGAAGCGGCAGACACCTCCACCGCACAGCCTACTTCCTCTACGGTGTCCACTGTGGACACCCAAAGCGCTGCTCCTCCCGGCTGGGGCGGGCCGCTTCCTTACCGATACATCGACGTGAGCCGGTATCAGGGCCAGATCGACTGGGCACAGGTGGCTGCTGCAGGCTACAAGGGCGCGATGCTCAAGACCGTGTCCACCAACCGCAAGCTCTCCAAGCGGGCAGACGGCCTGTACATCGACCCCACCTTTGAGCGCAACTACCGCGGCGCCAGGGCCGCTGGGCTGGACGTGGGCGTCTACTACTACACCTACGCCACCAGCGAGGCTATGGCGGATGCAGAGCTGGCCCTTGTGCGGGAAGCGGTGCGCGGCAAAGAGCTCACCATGCCCGTGTGTGTGGACGTGGAAGAAAACAAGCTCAAGCCCCTCTCTACCCTTGACCTCACCAACGTTGTAGCGTATGCGCTGGAAAAGGTGGAAGCCATGGGCTTTTACGCCCAGCTGTACACCTACACGGGTTACAGCTATGAGTTGGACATGCAGCGCCTGGCAGCCCGCTGGGACGTCTGGCTGGCCGACTACACGGGCAAGACGCCCCAGGTGAATTACATCTACCACGCCCACCAGCACACCAGCAAGGGCTCTGTGCCGGGCATTACGGGCGATGTAGACCTCAACGTGACCACCCGCAACTACCCGAAGATCATCAAGACAAAGGGCCTGACGCGGCTCAGGGAGGGCACATGACTGAAAAAGAGGCTTTGATTTGGATTGTGGGCATCTTGGGCAGTGCGTGCGCGGCAGCGATTACGCTGGACAAGGTGCTGGACATCATCCACAAGTACATCAAAAAGGCACAGGCTCCCGACGATGCACAGGACAAACGGCTGGATGAG